ACGGTATTTATCAAGATTTTGAAATTCTATTCTACCATTTACAATACTTACTCGATCTGCAAGTCCTTCACGAATACCTTCGTTTTCTTTAAGAAATTTATCTAAACTAAATTTTGTTAGTTTTTGGATTTCAGCATCGCTTAATTTTTCTACTTCTCGTAAGTATTTTATATTTCCTGCAGCAGAATGCGCTCTATTGTATTTTACAGCATAAGCGTTAGTTGCTGTATCAAGAGCTTGGTTAATACCTGTTACTAGAACGTTTGGATTAGCAAACCATTTACCCTCAGCAATATCGCCGCCACCAAAAGTAACAAGTGCTGCTGCAACGTCTTTATCTGTCAACTTACCTGTTTCACGACTACCTGCTAAAGCATAGGCAAAACTCATAAGTTGTGATTTAATTTCTGTATTACCTTTTGTAACTTCTTCTAATCTTTTAAACACTTGACCAACAGTATATCGTGAGCTACCTAATCCTTCAGAAACAGCTCGTTGAGTGCTATTTGTCATAGCAGTAGTAATAGTACCGTTGAAATAATCATTTTGATTATCAGAGGCGTTAGCACCAAAAGTGTTAGTAAATGCATCAAGTTGACCACGCGCACCACCAATAAATTTACTAACGTTTGCTATAACACCGACTGAATCAGCAGGTGAAGGAGTTGAGGCTAATGAACGAAGAATATTATCGCCTAGACCAAAAGCTGCCGCAAGTGAATTACCTTGTTTATTTAAATCAGTTATCGTAGAAACAGCGTCGGCTGCATTAAGCGCACCTGCCGCTCCTGGACCAGCAGCAACCATACGGCCATCTTGTATAACATACGTCATGGCTTCTTTTGTAGTTGTTGTTATTTTTATACGACCTTCGTATGCCTCTTTTTCGCGTAATAATTGTGGGTTTTCAGGGTCTTTCAATAAAGCCTTTTCAACTTCAGCTAATAAAGTTAAGTCTCGAGTTAATTCGTCCTGCCCACCGATTGACGGTTTAACGCCCATAATATTTGTAAACGGTATTTCTCCTGCAGGTTTTGATTTATCAGCAAAACCCTCTATTTTATAATCTTTACCCTCTACATATTCAAAAGGAAACGATTTAGGAAATGCAGCTTTATATCTATCAAAAGTAACACGATCACTAATAGTAATTTCTTGAGGAGTTATATTTTTAGCATCTGCAATTTCATCGAGTTTAATACCTTTATTTTTCAATAAGCCATAAATAGTTGCAGGAATTTGGTCTGTTGGCGTATTCGCAAACGTTTCTGAACTAATTGCCTTAGCAATAATAGGTAATGCTTTATTTTTTAAATCACTTGAAAAAGTACCTATTGTATTTGTAATTGCATCACTTTTATCTTCTGCTTCTTGTTGACTAAGCTCAGTTTGTTTTTGTAAAACTTTAACAACTTTTAATTTAAAATCACGTGTTGATGCTTGTTCTTCGCCAAGTTGTTTAGTAAGTTGTGATATAAGCGTTTTACGAGATTTTTCGTCCTCTCTATAAACACCAAAAGCCAACTTATCAAAATAAAGGTCTTCAGCTTTTTTCTCTTTACGACGAGTTTGTGCTACTTTTAACCCACGTTCACCAGCAACACCAAGGTCAGATAAAAATTTACCCTCACCACCTTCTCCACGAAGTAAACTTAAACCAACAGTTAAAGCTACGTCTGCCCAAACAGGTGTTTCTTTATCTGTATCTATTTTAAAAAACTCATTAACTTTTTTACGAGCGGATTCGGGCGTAACTTTTTCGTCGCTTACTTCTTTTAACAGATTTTCTGTAGCTGTTTCTCTTAAACCCATAGACGTAAGCGCACCAAGTATTTGAGCAAAGTCAGTTTGACCAGAATATATATCTTTTACAGAATCGTCGACATCGTCAACGTTATCTGTAGCCATAGATGCAATAGCTTCAGGGTTAGTGTTTTCTAAAGTAGAACCAAGAACACTTGTTCCTAGCTGTTTAGCAAAAGCGTCATCTTCTGGAGTTGTAGCGAGATCTGATCCAGGAGATAAAAATTGAGAGTCAACACGAGGCATACTCATCGCTGGTTTAATATTTGATCCAGGAGATAAAAATTGAGGATCAACACGAGGCATAGTTTGTTCTTGCTGCATACGTGCTTTTACAGCAGCTGGTGTCAAGAGCGAAGGATCAAGAGACATAATCTATTTTCCTTATGCAAACGGCTTATAGCCAAGTTGTCCAGCTATTCCTAATCCTGTAGCAGCTGTACCAAGTATTTGACTAAGTGGGCTTTGATCTGGTGCTGTATTAAATTGTAATGTTGAACTAGATGAAGGAACACCACGAAGTATATCACTAAAGAAACCAAGACGCTGATAAGGTTCATATATTGATTGCAAAGCATTAGCTCTTTGTGCATCTGCAATAGCCTGAGCCTGTCCTTGGTAAAGAGAACCAATACCTAAAAGATTAGAAATATCTTGTTGACCTAATTGTTGACCTGTAACTGCCATTTGACCTAATTGTCCTGCTCTTTGGCCAACAAGGTTTTGCGCTGTAGTAAAACCAGCTTCCCTTAGACGAGCAGATGTATCTGCAAATTGATCAAGACCCGCTCTACCTATCTCACCCTGTGCAACACCCATGCGAGAACCACCAAACGCACCCGCACCTTGTGCACCTGCACTAAGCTGATTTTGTTGTATTGCTGTTTGTCTATTAATATCTTTACCAACTTGATCAATGACGTCGCTTGTATATGGCGACATAAATTGTTGATATGCGTTAGGATCAGAAATTAATTGAGTAGCTTGGTTAATTAACGGTTGATATTGACCAATACCTTGGTTTATAAGCTCTCCAGCCCTTATTTGATTAGGATCGAGATCTGCTACTTTTTGTAGTGGTAAATCTACAGGGTCTTGCGTTTGTTGATAAGCAGATTCAAGAAGTTTACGAATGTAATCTTCCATAAATGGAGCTTGTCTATTAATTTGCTGTACGGTTGATGTAGCCATACTAGTCTCCTACGCCATCATTCGAGCGTTATCATCAAAATCTTTTTCAAAAGCTCTCATAATACCCATCATAACTTTTGCACCTTTATCAGGATTATTACTTCCTGTTGGGTCTGCTCCAGCTACGGCCTTACCAGTCATAACAAATTCTGTATTAGATAATAGTGTAGGTATTAAATCATCTGTTGGGCCTCCTGGTCCAACAATATAGCCCCCCGTGGCTGCTCTTGCAAACATTGGACGATCTCTAACAGGATCGTATCTAAATAAAACTTCTTCTATACTTGGCAAACCTGCATAATCATTACCTTTAATTAGTGACTCTTTAGGAGGCGGTGTAAGTTCTGGAGGTAGTGGAGGGTTTTCACCTCTCGCAAGGGCAGCATAATATTCATCTACTACGCTCAATCTATTCGGGCTTGCCTCTTCTTGAGGCTGAAGCGCACCTGATAATAAGTTACCAGCAACAGGCGCAAGTGCAGTAGCAGCAGCTGTACCAAGACCCATCTTAGCAATATTTTCTGGAAGCAAACTTGCAACGCCTCCCGCTCCTGATCCTGAAAGTGTAGAACCTACAGTTTTTAGAGCAGTTGGGCCAACACTTCCTGCCGCTGGCGCACCAGAAATAAATTTATCCATAGCGGGGCCAGCAAATTTAGCACCAGCAAAACTTAGACCTGCATTAATTAATGCTTGTTCAGGTGACGCACCACCAGCTAATGAGCCAAGACCACCACCGATGGCAGCTCCAAAAGGACCACCAATAGCACCACCAACTACTGAACCAATAATCGGTGCGGCTTTCTTTAGAAGTTTACCAATCGATTTAAAGAAAAACTCTGGCTGTCCAGTTTGGGGGTTTATTGAATTTAAAGAATTACCAACAACATAACGGTCAGGGTCTTCAATACCCATAGCTCGCATCTGTTTAAAAAGATCACTTTTTAATTTAGGATTAGCTTTTAAAACTTCTTCTGGAATAACCGTTTCACCTTCAGCCGCATGAACAATGTAGGAGTCTTCATAACGACCAAGAGACGCTAAACCTTCAGCTGTTTGTTGATATGGTGCATTCATCATTTATACCTCAAGGTAAACATACTCTCTTTGAGCTTTTTTCGCAAGCTCAGGGGGCAATCTTTATAGTTCCAGAATCGTTATAAAGTGTTCCTGTTTCTAAGTCAGTTACTGAAGTAGGTAAATCTGTAAGTGTGATTCGTGTCGCTCTTAATTCACCAGGATTACGTTCTTGTTCAATAAAAACCTGTAAAGCTCGCGTTAGATCAGCCATATACTGCTGTGTGTATTCCATTGGCGGTTCTGGAAGTCTTGGTGGTGGAACTTGATTACTCGACATTATCGCCTACCGTCTTGTCTAATATTTACACGAGGACTTCCTAATTTCCATTTAGAACCTATTGCGTTTGATTCTACACGAAGTGCGAAAGAACGTCCACGAACCCTTAAATCTAGTTGTTCTGTATATTCTTCAACAGGAGAACTTTGAGTTCTGATTGTAGTACCACTTGCGGTACTATCAAAATCAGCTCCTGGATTACTACGACTTTTAAGTGTAAACGTAGCTTGAGGTGAAGATAAACTAGTTGAACCATCGAAAGTTAAATCAGGTATAACTTTATTTAAATAAGCAAACTTATCCCCATCACCAATATCCATAGTAGCTGATTCAATAAATGAGTTCATGGCAGAACCGTCATCATCGTAACCTAATTCATGGTTGTAGATTAAATTATTACCAGTAGCTATAGGGAAGTTTCGTGTTCCACGATCCAACCACGCTGTTCTCGAAAGTGTACCAAAATACCAAACTTTTTCGTTATAATTAAAAGTAACATAACGATCATTATCTGACGCACCACTAGACGGATAAAACCATATTACTTCACTAAATTCTGTATTTACTCCGACTGTGACTTTATCTTTCTGTTCTAAGTTAAAATCTAAAAACACTTTATCTTTTACTGAGCAAGGCAACGTTTGTGTACGACCGTCATAAATATAAAACGTATCAATACCCATCCAAAATACAAAATCTTCTGTAGCCGCTGCAGCGTTCGGACTCATGATTGTAATATTACTGGACAGTTGTTGTAGACCAAAAGTAAACGGTGGTCCAATAAAACTCATGGACGTAAGAGCTGTATCCGTCCACACTAGTATTTCACGTTTCGTTTCTACAGCTTGCATAAAAGTAGAACCAGAACCTAATCTTAAACTACCTGCTGTATTTGTAGCTAAAGGATACCATATTAAAGGATTCTCTTGACTAGAAAATCTAATAAGCAGCGGATCTTGTACACCATTGCCATTTTCTTGTGTTGGTGGACTTTCAACGACAATATCGTCTGCTCCGAAAGCAATAACATGACGATCTCGATCCGAGACTAAAACTTGTTTACATTTTGTTGGTATAGCAAGTTTAGTTCCAGAACGTGTATTTAACTTTATTGCTCGACTATTTAGATTAGTTGTTCTATCCCAATAATAAATCTGATCGTCACGAGGGTTAAGAAGAAGATCCTCACCAAAATTATCGTGAGACCACAATCGTATTTGTGTAGTTGTTGTTAAACCACCAGAAGCAGCAACACCCCAACCAGAAAAATCATTTGTCGAGTCTGCATTACCTAATGCTAATCTAACAACAGATCCGTCAGCATGTGATTTTGCTGCAGTAGGACCAAGAGTATTTACGTTAGGATTAACGCCTGTTGTACCATCAAAACCTCGAATGACTGTCAGATTATTACTTGACACATTTGTAACAAGCATTAATTCATCTTCAATTTGTATCACGTCATTTATTACAATCTGATGACCTCCAGGAGCAGACGTTGTTACAGTAACTGTAGTAGCACTAGATGATAAAGTACCACCTTGGTTTAAGGTTGTTTGTGCGGCTCCGTTAGTAACTCCGTAGTAAAGACCAGCACCCCAACCTGTACCACCAACAGTTGTATCTAGTCCTACATTTACTTGATATGTAGCAATCGTAGGATGACTAAATGATGTAACAGTAATTAAAGCATCATTAGTTGAATCAGAGCCGCCTAACTGACTACCCCTTATATAAAACTTATTACCAATTTTATAATCCGTTCCAATAGCTGTTATAGCGTCTACACTGTAAGTACCAGAACCGTCTCTAGTTACAGTAAATTTTGCTCCTGTACCAATAGGGATTACTCCAAAAAGAGGTGGTCCACTAGGAACAGCAAGAATAGGTGGTTGTGGTACGTCTGTATACGTTACAGAAACAAGCGAATTAATAGTAAAAGTTAAATCATTAGCGGGACTAGAACCACCAAGATTTGCTCCCGATATAGTAACTGTATCATTTACAGCATAACCAGAACCTAATGCTGTAACTGTAACAGCATATCCCCCAGACCCATCAGTTACGACTGTGAATTCAGCACTAGAACCACTACCGCTTGTACTAGTTTGTGTTTTGCCTGTATGTGTGGCTGTTCCAATAGAAGTTCCAGAAAGTTGTGTAATTGTAAGCACTATATCATTAGCAGGGCTAGTACCGCCTATTCCTGTTCCTGCAATAGTAATTGTATCACCTACGGCATAATTTGAACCAACAGTAGTTACAGCTACATCATAGCCCCCGTTACCATCGGTGGTTACTGTAAACTGTGCGTTAGAACCGCTTCCACTAGTGGCTGTTTGTGCTTCATTTGTATGTGTTGCTGTTCCAACAGATGCACCTTGAAGATGTGTTATTGTTAATGTAATATCGTTTGTAGTTTGTGTACCACCAACATTTTGACCTTCAATTAAAATTGTATCTCCAACGGCATACCCAGAACCAACACTCGTAACTGTTACTGTGTAGTCTCCAGAGCTTGCTACTACAGTAAATTCAGCACTAGTTCCAATGCCACTTGTACTTGTTTGAACTACATTAGTAGTGGTCGCGCTACCTGTAGAAGCACCTGATACAGTAAAATTACCAACACCTGTACTGCTTGGATTAGAAAAAGTTAATGCCCCAACACCTGTAGCATTCGTTGTAACAGTAACAGCATCTATTCCAGATGCCGCAACAGCTGTGCCTGTTATTGTTACGCCACCAACACCGTTTCCACCAACACCTGTATCAGAGGAGTTAGCATTTACAGAAGCCCCAGTAGTTGGGTTTTTAGCAGTAATTTCGTATGTGTTTGCGTTAAGTACGTTATTAATTTGATACTCTTGATTTAAAACAGCAGCAGTTATATTACCGCCAAGAGTTTCTGCGTTGGTAAAAGTTACAAAATCAGACTCACTAGCTCCGTGACTTATGTCAGTTACAGTGATCGTAGAAGAACCATTTGTTGCAGCAAAAGTTACATCTCCTTGTGACGTTATAGAACGAACAGGAGTTATATCATTTAGCTGACCACCTTCTTCAATATAATACTTAATATGTGAACCTAGTCCTAAGTAATCAGAACCATCCAAAGCAACCCAATTATGTAAAGCACGAACTGTACCTAAGTAAGTACTGCTTGTATATTTTTGCCAGCCTCCCATTTTTTCAGGATAACCAAACCGAAACCTAATTTTATCACAGTCGCGCCAACCTCCTTCGTTAGAGTACGAAGTGACTTCTCTGTTGATTCCTGGTTTAAATTGTAACTTTGTTAACGGCATTTTATAATCCTGTTACTGTACCGTTTGAAGCACCACCCGTTAAACTATCAAGTATGCGGACTCTGGCACTATTACTTGGAATCAAACTCCGACTTACCCAAAAAGATTGCGCATAAGTCATAGTATTTCCTAAAGTCATGGTAGTATTACTTTTGTTATTTGCCGCAAACCAAAATTCACGATTACCGTTTATTACTTTAGAACCAAATGCTAAATCTCTAGCGTCTCTTCCGTAATAATTGTAAACGGTTTGTGCAATATACTCATTAGTATCGGTAGTATCTAATGCGCCAGAACTTAAAAGAGGAAAAATGGAAGATATGTTATAAGAACCCCCTCCTGTATTATTATAGTCTAATTCATTATATGTCCAACTTACTGTAAATGTGTTACCAGAACGAGTAAGTTTACAATTAAAACTACCATAGCCACCATAGTCGCTGTGATAAATATCAGGAGCAGATGCGCCACCTTGACCACCTATAAAAGGTATCATTGCAGATCCATCACCAGAAAAAGTAGAATTAAAACCCTCGCTATTAGCTCCACTAACAGTACCATTATTTGTAACTGCAACAGTCTCTGAACTTAAATTATTAATTGCATACGCACCCGCACCAGTAATTGTACCATTGTTAATAATTGTAAGTGTTCCAACCGCACCAGACGGATACTTAATAGCGTCAGTACCAACATCTCCTGATACTGTAACATTTGAATCAACGACAATTATTTTAGGATAGTTTACAGTATAATCATCACCAAAAATCGTTGCTACATTTTGATTAGTCGCATTAGAATCAAAAGTCTGTTTAAAACCACGTTCTTGAGAATAAAAGTCTCCTAAAGAAATTGTAGTACCTGTGGGCACATTGGCAGATAAATTTACACTGTTATTATTAGACGCTTTTGCACGAACTAATGACCCACCTCTACGGTAGTCTGCAAACGAAATAGATGTGTTACTGCCTGTATTATATTCAGTTCTAAGGTCAGCAAAACTTATAGCGTTTCCAGATGCGGGTAAAGCCATTACGGTGATCCAAAAGCTGTAATGTTATCTTTAGCAACCACAGCCCCTGTGCTAGATAATTTAAAAACTGTTACGTTATTGTATTTAAACAACAAGTCATTATCGCCTGTGTCTAACACGATTTCCCACTTACTTGTACCAAACTTTACAGACTGATTACCCATTAAAATATCGTTACCGTTTACATCTAAATCTGCACCTAATCTTGGTAACAAGTCATTTACAAGTTCTGTTGATAGCGCACGAACATTTGCATTACTACCCGATCCATCAGCATATATCCAAGCTGTAACACCAGCAGCAATAGTAACAGTTGTACCTGAACCTCCACCCTGTTGAAACTTAACAGATTGATTTCCTGTTGTAGCATTGTTTACAAGGTAAAGTTTTGACTTATTGTTTGGAGCTATTGTTACAGTATGTAAAGAACTTAAACTTCCCGTGCAAAATAGAACTTTATAGTGTCCATCCGAAGGTGTTCCGTCTGTTGCTGTTATAGTGCTTGAAGTACTACTTAGAGTTAAACTTAAAAATCCAGATGAAACTCTGTCAATAATATCAAAATTATTATTTACAGTTTCGCCCCAAGAACCAGCTTGTTCACCAGACCCTGGTTTTTCAAGACCACTAGAAGCTGTAAAGGTACTTGCCATTTATACCACCTTATTTGTCCATGTTTCAGACGATGTTCCTGCGTTTATTTCAGTCCAAGTATCGCCTGTGTGTGTAACTTGTGTCCAGTTTTCTGATATTGCACCCGCATTAATCTCTTCCCAAAGTATATCACCATTTGCTGTTATGATAAATAGGCTGATGTTTTCTATCGGCCCTTCGCCTGCTCCAGGATAAATTATTATAAGTCCACCAAGGGTCGATAGGTCAAATTGTGAACTTATATCGGCTGTAGCGAGAGTTAACAAACCCCCTAATGGGTCTATTTCAAACTCAAAATCTTGTGTGCTTATAAGATCTAACAACACATTAGATGCTGTAGTCTGTGTAAAGTTTGCGTCTAACTGAGCGACACCTACAGCTATCAGGGTTTGTGTGGTGGTCTGTGTAAAGTTTGCGTCTACTGCTGCAACTCCAGAAGCAATAAAGTTTGCAACAGTGGTTTGATCAAACTCAGAGTCTAATGAAGCGGAAGTTATAGCAAAACGTATACCATCTGTAGTTTGGGTAAAGTCTGAAGAAATATCTATATCAGCAACAAGTATTCCTGAAGCTGCTACAAGCTTAGAGAAAAAAGCATCAACAGTCATACTTCCAAGAAAAGTGCCAGACAAGTCTGTAGACTGTGTAAAATTTGCATCAAGTGTTTGGCTTCCAAGAAGCACAACGCCGTCTGTAGCAATACTATTTTCAGATATTGCCTGAGAACCAAACATTAGCCAGCTATTTCCATGACTGTAATTGTGGACATTGGCACAGAATCATAATCATCAGTATCCTGATTGGTTTGGTTTCTGTTAATATAAATAGTGTTACCGTTGTAGGCACGAACCTTAATGCTGTAAGTTATTGCATTTGTCGTAGAGGGAGAATCTAAAAATGTTTGACTTATGGGACCAACTTTGTAGGTATCCTGACTATTGCTGTACATATTTAAAACGCCAGAAACACCCGTCCTATTTGATGTATCTGTTCCTTTACAAATTGCAGTTGAGTCTCTGAAAATCTGACTAACCATATTGTATGCACTTACATGACCTAAAAAAATTGTATAAGAAATCAATATTTTACTAGAGGTTGAAGAGGGGGTAATATCAACTGATAACCCACTAGCATTAAAGTTATTTGGACCATCTGCTGGAGCTGTGGAATCTTGTGAACCAAATGTTGCTTGTTTCACTTGCAGTACAGAACCAGCAGGCTGTTTAGCCTTTGGAACTGTAGTGCTTGTACCTAACAGATTAGCGAGATTACGGGCGTTACTCATAGCTTACTCCTAGTTTGGCTTATTAGGCCATACCACATCGTCAAGTGATGAGTATGTTTTAGTTATGTCACGCAGTGCCTGACGATAGGTTGTTCGTTCTGCAGACATAGTAAGGTCAGACGATGCCCACCAATCTGTTTCAGCGATACGGCGATTACGCTCTTCGCGCAACAGCTTCAATGGTTCAGCCTTATTTAAGTCAGTTAGCTCCCTATCTACTAAAGCCCAAGTAATACCGTTATGTTGCCAAACTTTAGGGTCACTTTCTAAAATTGCAGTCCCGTTATCATCTACGCCGACCACAAGGCGAAAAGCTGCATCAAAGGATTGTGCGCTCGTAGGCTCACCGTACAGTACAAACTGGCATTTTGGGTTTAGTGCTTGGATTGCTTCTGATACTGATGCCATAATTTACCCTATAAACGTATACGTTGCCCAGTTGTAGGGAACACTTGTAGTTTGATAATAGTCATTATTAGTGTTTTGCGTTAAATATAACTTGTCATTTGCAGAACATTTAATTGTCATACTTCCTGCCAATGCTCTATATCGCGTATAAATCCTTCCAACAGCAGTTGTAGTTCCACCAGTTTGTCTAATAAAACTCCAAGCAGCAGTTTGAGTGTCAAGCTCTGACAAAGTTGAAATTTCGATTCGATAAAGACCAGCTACTGGGCAAGTAAATTTATATGTAGAAGTATCATAATGATTACCGTCATTAACAAAAGCATGAGAAAAAGTAACTGCTGTATTAGCTGATTGTGCTACATAACTATCAGTGCCAGGAAAACCCACAAAAGCAAAAGGTTTAACAGGTGTTGAAACCCTACCACTGCTGTCAATCGTTAACGCAGTGTTTGAGTTCGTTGGGTCTTGGATTTCGGAGACTTTTAATATGCTGGTCATTGAGCAATCTCCATAAGAGTTATTGAGGATACAGTCGTAATACGACTAGAGTCAGATGTGCCGTCACCTTGATTGCATCGCCAGTAATAAGTAGTACCACCATAAACTCGCGCTTGTATTTTATATGTCAAAGCGGATGTTGTGGCTGGGCTATCGAGATAATTAAAAAACTGTCTATGGCCTTGGTAGTGAGGGCCAGAAAAATTGCTAGTATCGGAATAGTAACTCCACATAGAACCGTCTTCTGCGCCAGCATTATCACTATTAGTAAAAAAAGTGCTTCCATTTCGCACACATCTAAAATAGTAAATAGTGCCAGTACTACCACCACAATGAACGTCAACAAATAGCATAATTTTGTTTGATGTTGAACTTGGGGTAATTGTTGCAGTTAAACTACTTATATCTGCATAACTAGTGTTATTGCCAGTTTGTACGTCAGATTTTATTCCAGTAACAGTTTGGATTGAATGACCTGGAATAATTACCCCGTTGTTTGTGGTTTTCTCGTTTATCGTATCTACAAATAATGTTGACATGACTTATCCTACCAGTTGTCCGCGAAAATATGCGTATCTGTAAGCAGCATTAGCGTAAGCATCAGTCCCGTTATCCGACTTTGCGTAAATAGAGATATAGTCATTAACGGCTAGTGTGGCGTAGACACAATACTCTCCGTTTGTGCCGTATGCGCCACCTGATGGCTCTACTCGCAATTCAAACTCATTGAGACTGCTTCCATTTTTGTAAAATCTAAACCGATAAACGGTGGAACTAGTATTAGCAATTGATGCTACTGCAAAACTATAAGTCCCAGCGACAGGTACAGTAAACCTACCTGTCGATGTATTGTAGTGACCTCCCACATTTACAAGAGCGGTGCTAAAAGACGTAAGTTCAGCATAGCTAGTTGTCAAACCAATAGTGCTATCGGCAACAGCCATAAAAATTGGTTTAGTTGGCTGAGTCACCCGACCACTGCTATCAATCGTAAGGCCGTCTGTTGTCGAACCCGCCGCCCTAATCTTATCTACATTCAGTATCGAAGCCATCCGCGCCTCACAGTATTGTCAGATTACCGTTGACGGTAATTGTAGTTGATGAGCTTATAGTCAGCGGACCAATAGCTAATGCGTTCTTGGTTGATGCTATTGTAGTGTTTTCACTCACACTTTGTCCATTGGTGCGAAATACAGCCGTATCAACTGTGGTATTAGTTGTTTGAAATTGTGTGGCTGTAATCTCACCCGCAAATGTACCACCACTAGACTTGCTAACTGTATCAGTAACTGTAAAAGCACGGAAGGCGCGAATGACTAACTCATCGTTAACAGCCGCACCAGATGCTAGTGTAATTGTATCCCCGTTACTGGGGGTAAAATCTGTACTGTCGAGATGTACACCGTTTAGGTATACGTCTACATCGTTACCAGAAAAGGCCAATATCGCACCGTTAGCATCCGCACCTGTAAATGCGGTTTGACTTGCTGTTGCTGTGTACTTGAACAACGCCATTGCAAAACTAGTAGGCTGGTCTACGGCACGACCAAAAAAGCGCACGGTAATTACATCGCCATTAGCTGGCGCGGCAGAGAAGGTTAGTGTTGTTCCTGACGCTGTGTACGCTTTGCCTATTCCTGGCTCTTGCACTACGTTACCGATTGTTACAATTAGTGCCTCGCCACTTACGACACTTTGCGCTAACGTAAACGCAGTTGCGCTTCCATTACCCGTAAACCTTTGGAAGGTTATGTCGCCTACATTTGGATCAATGCCTATGTACGCCATTTACTTTTCCTATTGGTATCCAATGCGGACATAACTGTTAGCATCATCATAAGTACCAGCCGTTCTTGTAAACCTTACTTGTGTTAGTTCCGCAGAAAGTGTTTTAAAGCCTCGTAAATTATTTAAATAATTTGGATCACTATCATCTTGTAAAAAAGCCGCTTGGCAAAACCATTTATTTCCATGCATTCTAAACAGTTCACCAGCAAAAGTTAAAACATTACTAGCGTTTGTCCACTGGCTTGCACTCCAAGATGAAGCAGTAGCAGAACTACCCCCGTAATTAGAAGATGCAGATAAACCTACAAACGTATCTTGGTATGCATAACCTGATGTTTCAATACCACCGCTATCACCAATTTGGATTGCAGGAACACCATTCACTGAACCGCTTGCTCTATATATAGAAAACTTAATGATGTTTGTACCGCTAGGTATTCCCGTAAAATCTACTGAACTTTGCCCATTGAGTGCTTGAATTGCAGGAAACGTAAATCCTCCATCGGTTCCTGTTACAGTACCAGTAAACGCAAAAGTATCGGCAAGGTTGATGCTTTGAGACCGTATTTTGCTTAATGGCATTTCAAACTCCTATCCCACCAAAAACCCACTAAAATTGCCGTGTCCTTTTGCTTGCCAACTTGTATCCCCATTAACGTACACGACATTTTTTACCTCTACCCCAGCCGATAATGAAAACAAAGCTGACCCTGAAAAAGAATAGTATCCCTGCATTGCAGTAGAATGTGCTACATTATAGGCATCGTCACTTGCGGTTGAGCCATCAAAGGATAAATTAGCAATAGCAAAACTACCGCCCTGTGCGTCATCTAAACGCAAAATATAGCTAAACTGATATAAGCCAGCCACAGGTGTGGTAAAAGCGTAAGTGCTTGTATTATAGTGACCGCCTATATTTATAGGTGCTGTGTCCCAAGGATAAACAACATACGCATCAGCTGTTGTTTGGTTAGAGGCACTTGCACGGGTCGCCTTAAAAGCTGGCCTAGCTGGTGTAAGTATTCGCCCACTGCTATCAATCGTCATAGCTGTATTAGTGCCGCTACTGTCCTTAATCGTTGGAACATTCAAACTAGTAAACGTACCTGTGGTAGCGGACAATGCCTGATTAGGGTCATGCTCCAGCCGTGTTGTTACTTCTGCCTGACCGCGATAGATAACGTACACGTTACCTGTGCCTAATGGCGGAGCCTCGTCAAACGTCAGAGTAGTTCCTGTGGCTGTGTATGACTTACCAGAGCCAGGTTCCTGCTGCACGTTGTCAACGAATACCTCAAGCTCTTCACCAGTGTTTACAGCGCGGTTAAGTGTAAACGCGGTCGCCGAACCTGTGCCGTTAAAGGACTGGCTCGTTGTCTTTGTTAACTGCTTATTCGGTTGTGCGCCGATATATGCCATTATCCTGCTATTTCCATTACATAAAAAGTTGATGAGGCGCGAGAATAATTATTAGAACCTCGCCTGTTTATGTACCATGTTGTGCTACCTGCTGTAACCACACGCCATTGCAATTTATAAACTAATGTGCTGGTAGAATTAGGGCTATCAATAAACAAATGGCTTCTTGGGGCGTAAAAAGCAGTTGAGGCATAGTAATGTTGATTAAATACATTAATAGTGTCTGCGCCAGACCCTTGTCCAACCTCCGTACTATCTCTTAAAAGTTTCATAAGGCATCCAACATTGGCATTAGTGCTACCCATCATACCTATTGAATACTGAATTAATATTTTACTACTTGTTGCTCTTGGGGTAATTGTTGCAGTTGCAAATGGAATATCCGCAAAGGTTGCGGTATCCGTGCTTACAACATCAGTTGATACACTTGATACCACTTGCAAAACAGGGCCAGCAGATAATTGATTTGCACCTATCGTACTTAATGCCATCAAGTAATCTCCAGCACAGACAGTGTAACATCCGCCGCTGATGCTTGGCTCGCTGTTATTCTTAAGATGTCGGAAGCATTCATCACAATCTTTTGGTCGCCACCAACTGCTACCAGTGACGAGCCAACAGGGACAATAGCTGACTTTACAATATGTACATTGTCTCCATCGTTATTAATAAGCTGTACGTTTACCGTGATTGAAGCTGCTAATATGTTGGCAATGTTTAAGCCGATGATTGTTGTTTCTGTTGCGCTGGGGCAGGTGTAAACATCTGCGTTGGATGTCCCTACTGCGGTGTCTGTAAATGTTTTAAATGCGTTAGCCATTTTTCTATCCCAATGCTATTGCGAATGCCAATGCATTCGGGTCTTGCTCTGTAAAATTCTGCGCTACATTACTCGCATTGTTAAATATCATCTTTTCTGCTGGCAACGTGCAAAAAATAGTGCGAGTGCCTGATGTCCAGTTAACAGCGGCATCGGAGTTGCTAGACTGCAATATTGTGGTACGGGCCAAGGTTGTACCAGATGCAGTGTAGGTGCCGATACCTATCTCAAAGTCAGTTCCGTCTGTGCAGCAATAGTATGTGGTGTTTGAATTACCTATTTGACTGAAAGCTTCAAAACCACCTACTGCACCAGCAAGCGTATAAGTGCCTGTGCCAGTGGTAGTCG